GAATTGAAAGCTCTGCTGGCCAATCTCAGCCCGGCGCAGGCCAGGGGCATCATTCGTATTGTCGAAGCCGAGCTGAGCGGGGAGACGGTGGAGAGCTTGTTGCGCGGGACGAACAAGATTTGCTCGCGCTCGACGTTTTACCGCGTGCGAGGATGGTGGCATCATCGCGGGTTCCGGGCGGCGCTCGAGTTGGCGCGCACTGAGGCACGGGCACAGACGATGACGAGCGCGCTGGACGAGGCGATCAACGAGTTGAAGCGCACGACGCCGGCGGCGGCGCGGGACCTGCGGCGGCAAATCGTGGGCGATGAGACGGCGATTGATGCGCTGCTGGCGGTCATCAAGGATAGGAAGGCCATCCGGGCGAATGCGGACGAGCGAGGCGCGGCTGTGCGCAGCTTGGCAGTGATCGGGACGCCGCGAGCGACACAGGCGCTGGTGGAGCTGCTCGACGACAAGAGCGCCGAGGTGCGCATGGTGGTGATCGAGTCGTTGGGCATTTCGGCCTCGGGGGTGAACAGCCAACGGCGGCTGGCCGACATTGCGGTGCTGGACCGGGCGGATAAGATGACGGCGAGCAAGGCGACGCCACCGGAGGATTTGGATGCGGCGATCGAGGCCGAGTTGGCGCGGGTGCGGGGGGAAAGTGCGATAGTGAGTTAGTGCGATAGTGCGATAGTGAGATGGTGCAGGCTCTAGTTCTCAGTAGCGGAATTATCGGAAGTATGAAGTAGGAAGTATGAAGTAGGGAGTAGGGACGCCATGCTGGCGCAGACGCAATCACAGGGCAGGGATTGGCGAGGGTGGTCACCGGACGCTAAGCAGCAATTGCTGAGGCGGCTGCGCGATATTCCTACGCCGAATGATGTCGTGTGGGGGAAATATCAGGCGAATCCGGTTGGGTTTGCGAGAGACATTTTGGGGGACCTGAATCTGACCGACGGGCAGATCGCGGTGCTGAATTCGATGCGTGATCACAAGGTGACGGTGGTGCAGTCGGCGAACGGGGTGGGCAAGACCTTCGTGGCGGCGGATGCGGCGCTGTGGTTTCTGCGGACGTTTGGGAGGTCGAAGGTGGTCACCGCGGCCGCGCCGCCCGAGGAAAACCTCAAGCGTTTGTTGTGGGGGGAGATCAACACCAAGTTGCTGGCGCATCCCGATTTATTTGGCGATGCGCGCGCGGGGATGCTGACGATCGAGGTCTCGCCTGAGTGGTGGATGGTGGGCGTGGCTATCCCGATGAGCGGGACGCCGGCTGAGCGTGAGGCCAAGTTCAGCGGCAAGCACGCGCCGCACCTGTTATTTATCGTGGACGAGGCGGACGCGGTGCCGGACGAGGTGTACAAGGGCATCGAGGCGTGCATGAGCGGGGGACACGTGCGGCTGCTGTGCTTGTTCAATCCGCGCGCTGCAGCCGGGCCGGTTTACCGGATGATCAAGGCCGGGGCGCATTTGATCGAGTTGGATGCATTCAGCCATCCGAACGTGGTGGAGGGGCGCGAGGAGATCCCGGGGGCGGTCAGCCGGGCGATCACCGTCGAGCGCATTCACAATTGGAGCCGACCGGCCACGGATGGCGAAAAGCCCAGCGTGAGCGACCCTGAGTGGTTCACGGTGCCGGAGTTCCTGGATGGGGAGATGGCGATTTCGAGAGACGGGACGCTTTCGCCTCCGCTGCTGGCGGGGCAACACCGGCAGATTACGAACCCGGCGCTCTCGTACATGACGCTGGCGCGATTCCCCGGGCAGGCCGAGACGCAACTCATCAGCCGGGGGTGGGTGGAGGCGGCACAGCAACGGTGGCTTGCCTGGCGGGCAATGCATGGCGACCGGCCGCCGGAGGGAGTCAGGCCCTGGCACGGGCAGGACGTGGCCGAGTTCGGGTCGGATCACAATGCGGCGTGTTTCCGTTACGGTGGCTGGGTGGCGCCGCTCGAGGTGTGGGGCGGCGTGGACATTCTGGTGACGGGGGATCGGGCGGCCAAGATGGCGCACGAGCATAAGGCCCAGGCGAGTTACGTGGACGCGACGGGCGTGGGGAGCGGCGTTGCGCCGCAGATGGCGCGCTGGTGGGCGAGGAATGCGCCAGGGTACGCCGGGCGCGCAGAGGTGATCAAGGTGGCGGAGTCGCCGACGGCCAAGGCTATGCTGGGCGAGGGCGAGTTTGTGATGCTGCGCGATCAACTGTGGTGGGTGTGCCGGGAGTGGCTGAGGGCTGACCCGGCAGCGATGCTTCCCCCGGATGCGGACCTGGCGGATGAGTTGTGCACGCCGCTCTACCATACTCGCAAGGGGAAGATCGCGGTGTCGGACAAGGATACCATGAGGCATTTGCTTCACAGGTCGCCAGACAAGGCGGATGCGTTGTGCCTGACGTTTGGGGCGGTGGTGCATAGGCACGGGATGTTCGTGGGATGAAGTAGGAAGTAGGAAGTAGGAAGTAGGAAGGGGGAGTTGAACATGAACCCTAAAACGTCAACGATGGGCGGCAAGGCGATTGCGATGCCGACGTTACACGCATAGAGATGGTATGAGCTTTAGAGAGCGAATCAAGGTCAGTTGGGATATTCTGCGGCACGGGCTGCCCTCGGAGAGCAAGCAGGTGGCGGGGCAAATCCCGCTTATCTGGCCTTCGTGGCGGAAGGGGCTGCCACAGTGGCAGATCATTGATCTGGCTTCGTATATCTCGGAAGGCTTTGATCTCAACACGCTCATTTATTCCGCGATCATGTACAAGGTGCGGGCGCTGCGGTCCGCGCCTCTGCGCGCTTACACGGGCGACGTGGACCAGCCCGAGCGATTGCCGGCGGATGATCCGCTGTCGAAACTGGTAGCACGGCCCAACACCGGACAATCGTGGATGACGTTCCACGGGCAAAATATCGTCTATCTCAACATCTCGGGCAATGCTTACGTCTGGATGATGCGCCCACGCGGGGGCGGATTGCCGGAGCAGATGTACAGCTTGAGGCCGGACCGGGTGTACATTATTCCGAACCCAGACAAGAAAACGATCATCGGGTATCTATACGTGCCGGAAGGGTCGGCGGCGTGGGGACAGTGGGACATGCTCCAGCGCCAACGCGCGCTGGTCGAGGGGCAGGCGGTCCCCATTCTGCCACAGGACATGGCACACATCAAGTTGCCCAACCCGGGCGATCCGCTCGACGGGATGGGGTATGGATTGTCACCGCTTGCGCCGCTGGCTCAGAGCGCCGACGTGGACAACAACGTGACGCATTTTCTGAAAAAGTTTTTCGAGTCGGGCGCGATGATCACCGGGCTGCTCAAGTTTGATGTGCCGATGGACGATACGACGGTGGCGCAGGCGCGCGCGCGATGGAAAGAGATTTACAGCGGCGTGGACAACTGGGACGTGGCTGTGCTGGACCAGGGCGGGAGCTATCAGCGGGTCGGGATGACATTCCAGGAGATGGGGTTCGAGGCGCTGGACGACCGCAACGAGAGCCGCATCCTGGGGCCGCTGGGTGTGCCGGGGATTTTGATCGGGACGCGGCTGGGGCTGAATCGCGCAATCAACGCGAACGCGAAAGAGCTGCGAGCGATGTGCTGGCAGGATACGCTGTTGCCTGAGAATGCGCTTTTTGAGGACAACCTGCAATATTTTTTGCGGACGGATGCGGGCGGGTTCGTGGCGTTCGATTACTCGAAGGTTGACGCGCTCAAGAAAGACCTGGCACCGCTGGTGGATGCGTATGCCAAGCTGTGGAGCACGGGCGTGCCGGCGAACGTGGCGGCGCGCTCGGTCGGCCTGGGGATCGAGGACATTCCCGGCGGGGATACGGGGTATTTGCCGTTGAGTGTTATTCCTATAACAACCGAACCAGGAAGAGCGGCGCAAACGCAACAAGGCGCGCCGGAGGCAGAGCAGCAGGCAGCGGCTGGCAAGGCGCTGGCAATGGTGTCTGCGATGCAACGCGACTTTGGCGTGGCACTGACTCAATTCAAAGATGCGATGGTATCAGGTGACGGGAACGGGAGGGAGGACAACCGTGTCTGATATTACAGGCGGCAAGGACGACGTGGTAACGGCAATGGTCTGGCTGGAGCAGTGATGCCATGAACGAAGGCGGGCACTTTAGGCCGGGCCTGGTTGTTGCGAGCCTGTGCGTCGTCATCGTACTCTGCGCCTGTCTCGCTAGCGCGCTCGCCATGACGGGAGCAATGCTCTAATGGCTGTCACCGTTGACATCGACCACGAAGCCGGCAACCTGACCGAGTACACATCCACTGCCACGGACGGCGGACATATGTCCG